GGGAGCCATAGCCGGTGCAGTTTCTGGAATTAAATCAGATACGCCACCACCTTGAGGTATCAATCCGGCTTTGTCTGCCGCTTGGGTCATGGCTAAACCTTGAGCGGCGCCTGTCATTTTGGCTTGACCTAAACGGGCAGCATCAACAAGCGCTGCTTGTTCTTTGGCTAACTTGTCTGCAATTGCCGCAGATTTTGTTGCTGCATCTACGGATTGTTCTGCGCCCATTGCGGCTTTGCGGTCTTGTTCAAGCTGACGCATACGGCGTGCATTCTCAGCAGCAGCGCGGGTAGCCGCAGATGCCTCATCAAGGGCTTCAAGTCCAGCTTTGGCAGGGGGCAGTAGGCGAGGTGCTTCAACAACTTGTTCGGCGTTGTTGATAGTGGTCAACAATTTTGCTTGCTTAGCTTTTTGAATCATCTCTGCCGTAGGCTCAAGTCCTTTGGAAACAGTTGAAGCTGCACGGTTAACGCCGCCAAGAGGCGAAGTAAACCCGCTTGTTGCATTTATTGTGTTGGAAACATTGCGTTGAACTTCTGGGGATATGCCCATTTCGTCAGCAACACCGCCAAAGTAAGTGTTGGTGTCTTTAAACGCTGGCGCTTTAACGGACTGGCCGGGGATTTGGCTAACAACATCTTCAACTTTTTTAGCTTGCCCCTTTGCAGCAGCGTACTTGCGCTCTTCCTCTGGGCTTGGGCTAAACACATCTTGAGGCATAGTAAAGCCCGTCATGGGGTCACCGCCTGCTAATGCAGCTAGACCTTGATCTTGTAGCGCGGCCTTGGAAGGAGGTGCCTTTGCAGACTGACCGGGGATTTGATCTATGGCTGAGTTAGCAACTGCGGGTGCGGCTGTTGCTGTGATAGGCAACATTTTAAAATACCTTGAAGCAACATCTTTTCCATACTGCAAAGTTGTCTGACCTTTATCTTCATCAGCCGCAACGCCTTTATTCTCTTTGGCTTTGTCAAAACCGCCCTTGCCGCCATAGTAAAAAGTGCTTGCCAGCGCAGGATCGCCCTTGGCTTTTTCCCAACCCATAGAGGCGTATCTAATACCTGCACGCATATTGTCATAAGGGTTGTTGCGATCTTTTAATTCTTCACCTTTTTTAGAAACATCTGTCCATGCGCCGGGCCTGACCTGCATGGGGCCAGCTGCATCTGATCCTTCTCGCGTTGGGGCTATACGCGCTTGGCTTGATTCTTTGTCGTGAATTGCTTTTAAAAATGCGCGTTTTTTGATATCTGTAACACCTTCAGCATCAAGCGCCTTATCAAACATTTCCGGGCCACCGTCAAACTCATACCCTCTTAACTCTTTATATTTTTTCTTCACCCCAGTAAATACGCCTTCAGCATATCCCGGCACTTCTCCACCACCAGCATACCCAACGATGCCGCCTTCGGCAAAGTCCATACCGCCTACGGGAAGCGTAGCAATCCCTTGATTTTCGGGTAACACATAACCGCCATCCGCCATACCTTGTGGTGGCATTTCTTGTGGGGCCTGAGCCATTTGTTGGGATGGCATACCTTGGGGAGCTTGCGCCATTTGAGGAGGCATGGGCTGTTGAGGTTGTTGTTGAGGTTGCTGTGGAGGCTGGCCAATGCTTTGCAGGATTTGCTGAGAAATAGGAGGCTTTTGCTGTTGGCCTGCCATCATTGCCATAGCTTCTTGGCCGTGTTGCTTCTTGTACTTATCCGCTTCGGCGGCAAGGCTAAGCTTAATGGCGTCGTCTTGGTTGGCAGTTGCAAACGCTTGTAATTGCTGTGAATTCATCTTCATTAACTGGACGCGCAAAGCGTCGATACTGCCAGAGCTAATGCCTGATGTTCCCCGTTGTGTGGATGTATACATAGCCGCCTCTTATCCCATCTTTGAAAGTACGAGCGCCGATAGGCCAGCAGGCTTGCGCTTTTTCTCTTTAATGACGCCGCCTTTTGCTTTGCCCGTGCCGCCAAACAAATTACTCATACCCGCAAGAGTCAATCCAGCGCCTGCTACTTGAGAAAATGTGCTTGGAGGAGCTTGGTAAACAGTCTGTGCGCCTTGGCTTAATGGCACTCCGCGCAATATATTGGACTCAAACGCCAACTGTTGAAACGGCTCTTGTTTTTGCGCAATGAAGTCTTGGTATTTTTGATCTAATATATTCTGTGCTTGCTGCTGTTGCTGTCCGCCAAGCTGTGCTTGTGTGTTTATGTTGCTAATGTTTTGGCCATATAAGTTTTGCCCAATATTGCCAAGGTTTTGATATCCTTGCATACCTGCTTGCAGACCTTGAAGACCAAGCCCAGCGCCAAACTGTTTAGATTGCTCGGCCAACTGTTGCTTTTGTTGATAGGCTGCTTGATTCGCCAATTGAGCTTGAAGATCTTGGCCCGACTTAAGTTGCTGTACGTTAAGTTGTGCTGCTAGATTCTGAGCGCCTACGTTGTAGTCCGTTTGCTGATTTGCCAAAGCTGCTTGCAAAGCGTATTGTGCGCTCATCCCACTGGCTTGAAGCTTGTTGGCTTCATTTTGAACACGGGTTTGTTGGTCAGCAGATAAATTTTGTATGCCTGTTGACAGTCCCGTTTGTTGGTTAGCTAGAGCGGACTGTAACCCCGCTTGCAAGTTGGCTTGCTGCGCGGTAAGACCGTAGCCTTGCTCGGCGTTAAATTGCTGCATGGCTTGTTGATAAGCGTCTTGCTGCCCTTTGGCAGTAATGTCGCCTTTTTGTTGAGCAAGATTTCGTGCGGCTTCGGCGTTCATAATAGCTTGACGAGATCCGCCAAAAGCGCCTGACTGTGCAGCTTGAGCGCCACGTTGTGTTCCTGCTATATCCGCTTGACGTTGGGCTTCACGTTGTTGAATATCCACCACATTTTGAATGTAGGGCGACATGTAGTTAGCCGCCGTACCTTTATCAATAAATGACTTTGTAGATGCTTCTTTAGTGCTACCGCCAAATCCAGACACGTCAGTAGGCGCCAGCATCGACGCCTTAGCAATAGTGTCCGCAGTTACTTTGTCCGCTTTTGCAGCCGCGATAGGTGACATTGATTTGTCTACCACGTTAGTAGGCGCAGTAACTGTCTTGTAATCAAAAGTTGACGGACTGTAGCTAGTTGCCCCCGCTAATTGGGCCAACCCTTGTAAACCTGTAGCGGCGCTTGTGGAATATTGGTTGTACCCAAGTTTGGCAGCTTGATCAAACGCGCCAGTTCCTAGCTTGTTAGTTTGTAAATCGTTAAATGCTGCGGTTCTTTCGCCCGGATATTTTTCATAGGGTTTAAGACCCGTGGGCGTTGGTTGCGCGCCAGCAGTTCCAGCGGGAACAATTTTGCCGCTTGCGTCCCGATAAACCATCGTACTACCGGGGGTTCCTTGTGGAACAATGTTGCCGTTTGCGTCCTGATATTCGTAGTTATAGAGAGCGCCGCCGGTCATGCCCAACATCTGCTCAACATAAGGTCGAGCGTAGTCTGGTATCGTGGTTGTCGTGTTTACTACTTGTGTTGGATCTGCCATGACTGTTCCTTAAGCGGGAAGATACTTGTCTGTTTTAGTGTTTGCGGCTACCTTGCCTTTGCCAACGGTTTTCCTACGCGCCGCCTGAATTCTGTCCATCATTGCATACAACTTACGTGCGCCAGCTTCGGTGGAACCATTACCAATTTCAGAAACAATACGTGCGGGTACAACAAACTCACCGTCGGCCAAACGTGCAGGCTGGTTTTTGCCAATCATTGCAGGGATAGAGTCGGACACGCCGTCACCGGGACCGCGCAATAACCTGCCGCCGTCTGAGTAAGAGCCAAGGTCAGATAGCCCACCAGTGGCGTAACCTCGCAACATGCCGCCACCAGCTTTTTTCTTAGCGTCAAGTTCTTTTACAGCCTCAACCAACAAGCCCACAGTATTGCCGTAGTCCAGCTTGCGCATACCTTTAGCATCTTTGTGGACAACTTCGGGTAATACTTTCTCAACTTGTTGAGCCGCTAAGCCTGCGCCGCGCTTGCCAGCCATGTCATAAGTAATGCCGTCTAACTTCTTGACTTTGCTAAGTGCGTTGCCAATTGGCTTGATGTTGTCTTTCATCCGAACATCTGAGTAAGCTGATCCAGCAGAGCTACCACCGGCAGATGATGCGCCGCTACCATTGCCAGCGCCGACGCCAGCGCCGCTACCAACACCACCAGAACTGCCGGGGCCTGCCGCACCTGCCACACCAGCATTTCCAGCGGCTGCGGATGCAGCAACACCTGCTTGACCTGTTGCTCCCGCCATACCACCGGGGCCTGAACTTGTACCGGCGGCCCCAGCATTACCGGCGGCGTTTGCCGCTCCAATTGCAGCGGCTGCATTTGCGGCTGAAACACCTTGAGCAGAATTAGCGGCGGCGTTAGCGGCGGCGGCATTGGCAAAACCGTCCGCTTGGGCTTGAGCATCAGGAGACAGGGTATCCATATTCACAACATCAGCAAGAGCTTCGTTTGGTTGTTTGTTAAGTATTTGTTGTTTTATTTGCTGTAGTATTTTTACTACCGTAGGAGTCAAACCCTCATTAATCGCTGCCAACTGCGCTTGATGAGTCGCCTGTTGCGCAGGAGTCAGGGCAGCAAACGCAGCAGCTTGGGCTGCGGCGGCATTGGGATTACCATATCCCGGAACAAGTGTAGTAATCCCAGCAGTGTCCGTTGTAGGCGTAGTAGGCGTAGTAGGCGTAGTAGTTGAAATAACAGGTTTTATCGCTGTAGTCATGTCCATACGCGCTGGCACGAACCGGCTTGTGCCTGTTGCCGCATCATATTCGTAGTGACCTTCGTATGTAGGAGCTTGAGTAACGGTGTTAACCAGCGGGGCAGAGCTTGTATCACTCTTCTTACCCATTAAAAAGTCATAGGCGCCTTGGGAGGTCATGCCGCCACCGGCAAGCGCAACGATACCGCCGTTCGCTGCTTTATAGGGCTCGCCTCTCTCCCACGTAGTGTCAAACCAGTCCTGCTCCCGCGAGCCAGTGTCTTTCTCTGGTTGGCGAACTTTACGGGTCATAGCATATGGACGGATGTAGCTTGGGCCCGAAAGAGAACCTGCTGTTGGCAACGGTGTTTTTGTCGCCACCATCTGATCGGCAAGTATGGGACCTGCGGCCATGAGAGCTTTGCCGTAATTATCCTTAGCAAACTGCAATGCCGCTTCGGGAGAGCTTGTAACAGAGCCAAATCCAGCGCTTATTTTGTCTAATGCGGATGCTTCTGCGCCAGCCCTAACCGCTTCTTCTGCAAAAGGTGCCTGCGACATGCCCAAGCGTGCGCTTTCTGCCGCAGACTGGTTTAAAGCCCCTTGTCCAATTGCTGCTTCACCAGCACCGGCTAAAGATGCGCCCAATCCAGCGCCGCCATAGGCGCTCAGACCCGTCATAAAACCTTTTTGCAAACTTCCCGTAGCCAAAGCAGAGATACCGCCAGCCATCAGCGCGGCATACCCCGACGACAAACCATACCCAGCAGGACCAAGCGCCATGCCTGCCACCAAACCAAAAGCAGGGTCGGACACGACATTCTTGATCGCGCTGCCGGGGTCTGCTAGTGCATTTGTGTAGGTTTCGGGAGTTAGCGCCCGTTGAAATATATTCATATTTGCCTCTGAAATATGGGTTTATTGGATCGTATCATGTTGAGAGCGCAGACACAAATGAAAGTGTGGCTACAACAGAAGCAGTTGATGGTTTAGTAGGTGTGCCAGAAGCTGCGTATGTGGGGATCGTTACATCTACATCAGTTGTTGACCAATAGATCTGCACGTAGTCATTGGCGTTCATAGATAAAAAGTAGTTCCAACCCTTGATATCGTGAGATGGATCACCGGGGTTTTTACGGGCAAGTAAGCCTACCACCCCAGTCGAGCCAACAATGTCTGTGCCATTTTGTTTAAGCCAGATGAATACGTCTTGCGGTGCATTATCTAAGTTTTGTATTTGCGCACTAAACTGCAAGTTATAGATGCCCGCATTTTCTACCGCTATCTTTGACCCTGTTTGTAAAGATACGGAATTGGAAAAGTCTGTGTTAGACAGGGTAAGTAGGGTGGCGGTATTAGCAGTCGTGGATTGGCTGGTGTAACTTGAAAACGCGCCATATGGGAATGCAACGTATTTACCGCCAGCGTCACTAAATAGTTCAGCTAAAGAGTTCTGTAATTGATTAAAGTACAAACGCAAAATATTGGTAAATTGGTCTTGATAACGCCGTTCGTACTGATCCGTAGCCAATGGTAAGCTGGGTGAAGCTGGAGCAAGGATTCGGTTTTTAGAAGCCATTAGCGTCTGCCATCAGGTCTGATGTCAATTCGTGGTGCGCCCAGTTGCCATGTTGTATTAATTTGGTTGGAGCCAATCTTAAATATCATCTGGCGACCGCGCATACGTGTATAGATTTGCCCCGTAAACTCTTCGGTAATAACATACGTACTACCCTTAACGACTGTGCCGTTAGCACTGTTTGTAACCCCAGAGCCTGAATTAGTCAGACCGTACAGCGTCATAGTTACCTGTGGGGCAACGGCGGCAGGACTGTTAGTGGAATTATCAAAACTTAAATCAGGTAAGACGCGCCACACAAAACCAAAGTTGTGCCCGTCACCAATATCAAACTCAGACGAACCAATGTAAGCATCAATTGCAACAGCAGTGCCGGTTGTGTTGTCATTTAAACCTGTCTCATGGTTAATCAAGTTACCCGTGAGCGTAGTCGTGGTGTAATTTGCCGCGATAGGAACATCTTGTAACCCAGAGTCAAGCCAAGCTGTGCGTGACATAGTGCCGTAGTACCAGATTTTTTCTTCATAGTTATAGATAACGTATTTGTCCACCGCAGTACTACTGGCCGAACAGTAGAACCACCAGACCTCATTGAAACCTTCGCTTGTTCCCGCAAACACTTGTAGTGCTTGCTCTTGGTTAAGGTCACCAAACACATGACGGCGTAGATCGCAAGATAAAGTATTTACCCGACCATCGTATTGGTAAAACTTATCTACCCCCATCCAGTACACAACGCCCGAAGCAATCACAGCCGCGTTAGGGCTCATGATAGAGATGTTGTCACCAAGAAGCTGCGGAACCCAAACGTAAGGAGGGCCAAGATACTGAAGTGAATATACAGCCGAGTCGGTAAATACTACAACTTCTTGTCGAGTTTGTACAATACCTACAATTTCTGAACCATGAGATATACGGATGCTACCCGCTTGGTTTGTAATTGACGGTGTCCAGTTATAGATATCGTCTTGCGCTGACCAGCGAATTAACATGGGGTCTAGCACGATTGAGCCGTAATCGTTACAACCAAACGCAATTATAAAACGCGAAGTGTCAGACGACGTGATGTTGTTCTGAACTGTAGGCACATCCACAATTAAAGATACTGTGCCTGTGCCTGAACTAGATGTATTTATTACGTTACCTGAGACATCTACTAAGTTAAATGTAAGTCCACTAACTTGGAACACATAGTACGTAGTTGCCGCAGACACGCCAGTTGGCAGTGAGCCGCCAGAAAATTGAAGCGCAGCGCCTTCGGTATAGAGAACAGTTGAAGTAACAGCCGTAGGAGAAGCGTTTGTAAAGGATACTGTGCCGCCAAGCGTATTAAGTAATACGCCCCGAGTGCTTACAGTGTTAGTCGCACTCCAGTAGTAAATACCGCCGGTGCGTGGGCCATACACTAAATCTTGGCCATAGTTAATTTGGTTCCACAAACGAAGTGCTGACGTAGATGTCCCGCCATTGCCCCATGTTGTGCCCGACTGACCCCAACTACCAGCGCCCCAACCTACAAGGGGAGTAGGAATGGCAGGGCCAACACCAATTTGATATGCAGCTACAACAGAAGCACCGCCGCCGGGAGAACCAGAAGCATCCGTTGCGTTTGCCGTAGCTGTTGCTGTAAATGTGAATGTGTTTGCAGTGAGGACTGTAATTTGATACTGAGCATTTAACACCGTAGCCGTAATATTCCCACCAAGGCTAACAGCGCCACTGAACGTAACAAAATCTCCTGTCAGTGCGCCATGATTTGTATCTGTTACTGTGATTGTGGTAGAGCCATTTGTAGCTACAAACGGGTTGTTGTTGATTGTAGAAGACGCTCGGATAGGCGTGATGTCGTAGTAGAGACCACCTTGATTGATGTAGAACTTGAGGTTTGTGCCAACGCCAAGTAGATTATTGCCGCCAAGCGTCACCCAATTCCATAAAGACCTACATACGCCTTGGTACGTAGCCGCAGAGTAAGGCTCCCATCCACCAACAACTTCAGGATTGCCTTGGCGAAAGCGCACCTTGTCGGCTTCGTACCAACCCCCTTCGGTGGTGTATCGTGTGTTTTCTTTGTTAACACCCGGTTTAAATAGGATCTTTTGTAATGGCATGACTAGGCTACAAGACCAGCAACGTATTGGGTTTTACCAGCGACTTTCATTGCGGTCAACTCCTGCTTTTTCAAGTTGTTCGGGTCATAAGACACATGCACCCAGCCGCTGTCAGGGATGCCGGGGGTGTAGAACTCAAGAATGAGTTGTGTGTATTCTAAGTTATCCATGATCCATTGGGCAAGTTCTGCGTTGGCTACCCCGGGAATTTCTATATCGGCTGCTCTCCCAAGGCAATGGTCTGAGGTACGAGATCCTCCGACTGCTGCATTACTTTCCGCACTGCGGAACCCAGAATTACACTTAACCCCTTTACCAAAGTGATCGCGCACAGGTTGGAGAACCTTCTCAGCCAGCAAACGCAAAGCTTCAGTCTCGGCCTCGCCGGGGGTGTTGTCAAAGCCCATACGCAGGGCAGTCTCTGATTTGGTCAGTTCGTGCAGGGAAAAGTTGGCCGTGAGTTGAGTCATTTCATTTTCCTCAAGGTTTCGTATTGGTCGATGCAGGCGTTGAGCTTGCGGATGGCTTGGTCGCCGTCGGCTGTGATTGCGATAAGAGCTTCAGCAACCGATCTGTCAAGTTCGGTTCTTGTTTCTCGGCTATCTCCGGCGGCAGAGGCGGCATTATCGGCGCTTGGTACGGGGCAGGAGGTTTTGACAGGAATGAACAGCTTGCGCTCACCAGAGGCAATATCAGTACGTAGCTGAGTTTCTTTAGCTTTTGCAACATTGTTGGCTTTCCTTAAAGTTTGGGCGTATGTCTGGGCAACCTCCCCCATACGCTGTTCTGTTTCTCTTGCCTGTTGGTTTAAACGGGCAATCTCAATCTGCTGGCGCTCATACTCATTCTGTTCACCGCTGTAATACCCAGCGCCAAAGCTACCTAGCACCGCCAAAACGATGCCAAGCAAGACGTATGGATTGAATAAACTCACGACTTGGTGACCTCTTCATCGTCGTGCGACAACTTGATGCCAGCCAACAAACCAATGAACCCACCCACCACCGTTTGAAATGCTGGGCTGATGAGCTTAAAGATTTCGGCGTTGTCTACCTTGTCGTCAAACAACCCAATCATCAGGGTAAAC